CTACTGTGGAAAACCCTACAAAAAACACCATAACAGACAAAAATACTGCAGCCCAGAATGTGCCTACCAAGCACACCGAGAAAAACACCGCATACGAAACATGCGATACTACTACAAACACCGAGACAGAATCAACAAAACAAAAATCGGCACCAGAACCATAGGACCAAAACCAAACAACAACCCAGAGCGAGAAGCCGAAATAGTACAAAATGAAATAGAACGAATAGGATTAAAAATAATACATTTTTCTAAATAGTCCGACTTTATAATGAAGGATACCTACAATGATTACTCCTGAGTACAATCATAAACACATCAACACATCATGTCCAGAATGCAAAACAGATGAAATCTTATACGATGCATTCCGAGAAGAAACATACTGCACACACTGTGGATTAGTACTCAAGGACAACACAATCTTCCATGTAACTCAAGCAATACATGATGAAGAATACAAAGTCAAGTTTATAAGGGATTTGTGGAGGAAAAAACGAAAAGATATAAAATAAAAGCATATATTTTTTTTACTGCCATAGTGACATGTATTTTCATATTTTCTCACCTCAATTTAAGATTAATAGAGTTTAACAATCTTTTCACCCCCGTAATTCCTCCACATTTCCTTTATTATCATAAAAAAATAAAGGATGGATACCAAAAATGGAAACAAATAACATCTCAACCATAGCAACTTTTATAGCAATCTGCCTAACAATGATACTCGCCTACTTCGGGTACACAGTAGACCAAACACAATTAGCAACAGTAATAATGTCAGTTATAACATTGATAATTGCAATCTGGAGTAGTAAGAATCCGAATACATTAGCATGCTTTGGCAATGCACCAACCGTTGAAACTGAAGAACCAGTACTCAACGATGAATACGAAGTGTGATACTTATGGCAATTGAATACGACTGTATTCATGAAGAACTACTCCAAAGCCAAACAAAGGATTTGGAGCGACTAAAAACAAGAGCAGATTACAAAGATAAGCGTATCGATGAACTATACCTCAAGATGGAAAAAATGGAAGAAAAAATAGACAAGATGAATGAAAACATACAAAAACTAATAGTCAAATCCAACAAAGGCGATACTGACCTCGAACTACGATTAAAAGCAATCGAAACCGAACTCGCACTACAAAAACAAACCAGTACCGACAACCACAACAGGATAACCACAATAGTCGCATTAGTAGGAGTAGGACTAACAATCATAACCATCTTGATAAACGTATACTTCAACATGATATCATAAAAACTAACTAACTAAACTTTACATAAAATATAACAATGTTAATAATGGTGTTAACATGGCCATAAAACCAATAACTACTTTTGAAGGAGACCCATGGAAAAAACAAAAAGAAGAATCCGACAGAGCACACCATTATTTCAAACAATACAAAACAAAACTTTTAAGCAAACATAAATTCATTCAATTAATACTTGAAGAGGCCGACCAAAGGACGGCCAAAGGGCGGGTCATTTTTTGGGGTACTGACAAAACTTTCAATGAGCAACACCAAGAAGAAATCCAACTTTATATTGACACTGACGGTAAACAGGGCCAATGCCCTAAACCATGCAGTGCCATAAAAGATTGGTTTGATTTACATAAATGGTTCTCTCGTAGGAAAGATTATCTAGAAATGTTGGATGAAGAATCAGATGTGAATGTTGCTGCGATGTGGACTCAATTCAAAGAGGAATTAGCTATAGGTTTATTCCAATGTATGAAAAATACTGTTGAATTAAGACAAGAATTAAAAGAAGAAGATAGGTTAACATTATCCCAAGATGAATCAGGAGCAAAATCTGTCAACACTGATATTAATTCTATCAAATCTATTTCCAATGATGATGTTCAAAAAGTAGATGTCAATGCAGATGTGGAAGCTAAAGCAGAAGTAGAAACCAAAGCAGACATTGCCCAAGACATCATACTCAAACCAGAATACGTAGAACTAACAAGAAAACTGTTAGAGGATGTTGTCAATGACTCCTAAAATACCAGACAATCCCGCATTCTTTGCAATGAAAGCAAGTGAAAACACATGGAAACCATTCAAACACTTAATACTCATAATTGAACTACTACTCTATGTTGTACAAGGCAGATTATCAAGAGTAATGATATTCTGCCCACCAAGACACGGCAAATCAGAACTAATCAGTTACTACTTTTTAGCATGGTACCTCGGACACTTCCCTGACAAAAAAGTAATACTAACAACGCATACCGCAGCATTCAGTCGGAAATGGGGAAGAAGAGTTAGAAACCTATTAAAGAAATACGGACTAACCTTATTCGAACAAGAAATCAAACTATCTGAAGACAGTCAAGCAGCCAGTAACTGGAACATCAAAAACCATAACGGAGGACTATTCACCAGCGGTACAGGTGGAGCAATACTCGGTGAAGGTGCAAACTTATTCCTAATAGATGATCCAACTAAAGGTTTCAAAAAAGCAAACAGTAAAGCACACCAACAAGAACTCAATGACTGGTGGTATACCGAAGCAAAGACAAGACTCGATGCAGACTTAGAGAAAGGTATCAAACCAGGAGTAATTGCTATATTCCAAAGACTAAACAAATGGGATTTAGCAGGGCAAATACTCTACAAAAAAGAAGGAGACAAGACAGTACCTAACGAACCCCAAATGGATATCTTCAAAGCATTAGAGATTCTCCGTAATGGTGGAAGCATACCCTATGGAACATGGGTAATATGTAACCTCCCTGCCATAGCTGAAGAACATGACCCTTTAGGCCGTGAACCAGGAACTGCATTATGGCCTGAGAAAATACCTGTCAATGAATTAGAAGATAACAAACGTGCAATGGGTAGTTTCAGATTCAATGCAGTATACCAAGGAAACCCAATGGAACCTGAAGGAGGAGTATTCTTCCGTAAATGGTTCCGTAATAGTAAAGTTCCTGATAAGCAGATGGATGAAATGGTTAAAGACTTACCAAGTTTAAGATACTGGGATTTAGGTGCAAGTGGTGAAGATGGAGACAATACTGCAGCTAATTTAAGTTATTATGATGGGGAATACTTATACTTCCGAAAGCAATTAAATAAAGGTTTAACTCCATTGCAAGTGGATAAATATTTTGTTAATACTACTTTAAGAGATGGTAAAGGAACAGCAGTGCGTATTGAACAGGAACCTGGTGCATCTCCTAAAGTGTTGATTAGTAAATTCCAAAGACATAAAAAATTGAAAGGTTATCGTATCCGACCTGATAAAGTGAGCAAAGCAGGTGATAAATTAACTCGTAGTTTTGATTTACAATCTTTAGCTGAAGATGGTAAAGTGTTGATTGCTGAATCTATTTTTGATGAAGTGGTTAATGAATTGGTTGAGTTCACTGGTGAGGAGGGTGGAACTGATAACATTACTGATACCTGTACTGGTGCTGCGAGGTATTGGTTAAGACCTAAACGAAAGATTAATGTGTGATTAATTATGAAGAGTGATAGTTTTATTGTAACAGTAGATAATAACGATGAACCGCATATTGTGGACCGTATGGAACTGGATAAGTACAGTTTCAAAGCAGAAGTAGACATTGACGGTAGTAAGCAGATTGTTGATGATATGTTTAAACAAGGTCAGCAGATATTGAATCCTAAGTATAATCCTTGGGATTTGGTGCAATTGTTGGACTTGTATACTTATCATGCCAGTTGTGTTGAAGCCGTAGCAGTAGATGCAAGTGGTATCAGTTATGATTTGAAACCATTAGAGAATGTTGAACCAATCGATGCAGAGAAAGAAAGGTTCAAAGCATTCTTAGATAACTGTTCCCCGTCCATTAATACCCATCTGCAAAGGGTAGCATATGACCGCAGAGCAATAGGTTATGCTGCATTGGAATTGATACGTGAAACAACCAGTGATAGTGAACCTAAGAAGTTGAAACATATTCCTGCTCAGACACTTCGCCGTCATGCAGATAAGAAGAGAGTACTCCATATCACACCAGCGGGTAAAAAGGTATGGTTTGTGATTTATGGTAAGAATTATGATAAGGATGGGCAACTTTGTGATGTGTCTGCTGATGATGGAACATTCCACCCTTATAACAGTTTAAGTCCAAGTGAAAGGGCAAACGAATTATTATGGACAATGGAATATGCACCAGGAACAGACTACTACGGAAGACCACCAATAGTCAGTTGTCTTGGCAGTATCAAAGGTGATATCGGAGCGGTCAAATACAACAACAGTTTCTTTGAAAACTATGGAATGCCAAAGTTCGCAATCACCGTAACAGGAGACTTCGCAGACTACGATGAAGAACCATACATCGATGATGGAGAAGGCCATAAGATACCTAACCCAGATTATGACATCACACAAACTCTCCGTTGGAAGATAGGCCAACAAATCAAAGAAGTCATAAGGAATCCACATTCAGCGATTTGTATTACAATCCCAAGTGAAGGTGAAGAGGGTAATGTTGAATTAAAGATAACCCCATTAAGTGTTCAAGCTGAAGAAGGCCACTTCAGAATGTACCGTAAAGACACTCGTGATGAAGTAATACATGCCCATCATATGGATCCATCAAGACTCGGTATTTTTGACACTGGTACATTGAATGGTACTAACAGTATGGTAACTCAGAACAGTTACAAGTACGGTACTATTGCACCAATCAAAGCAGAACTTGAAGACCTGGTTAACTTAATCGCAGGTGATTTGGAGATTTCTTCCTGGCGTTTTAACATTGAAGATGTAGCACCAATCGATTATACAAAGGACTTAGTATTGGCAGAGTTCTTGTTTGCTAGAGGTGCGATGACTATAAGGGAGTTAGTGGATAACTTCGGAAACAAATTCGGATTAACCATTAATGATGATGAACCGTACTTGGATGAGAGATTCATTAATAACCAACCATTGAATGCTTTATTCAACCAAACTGAGAACAATCCATATTTAGAAGCAAATTCAATACTGGGAAGTTTAGAAGAGAACTTATGGAGCAACCTAGATGATGGCGTTGAAAAAGAAGAAACAGGAATTGACAGCGAGCAAAGTGAGTAATCTTGTATCCGATACTAATGAGAACCTGTTAAGGGTTAATCTCTCCAAATTCTTCACTGACCTTGAAGCAGATATTCAGAAAGCATTAATAGAATACTGGAATGATAATCTGTTATTGCAGGGTCAAATCAATCTTATTTTAGCTCCGATTCATGAGAAACATCATGAGTATTTTGATTTGTTAATGAGTCATAAACTTCAGGAGTTTCGTAGAGCGGTGAAGTTGGGTGAAAGGTTGGTGAAAAGGGAGCAACGGAAAGTTGCTATGAAATCTGCTCAACCTGTACAGTTCACTCATAATCGTGATAATTTGTTCGGAACATTAGAGTATACTGAAGATAGATTGTCTGAGTATACTTTTACTGCAAGTGAAAGCACATTAAACCGTGTTGATAAGAATATTAATCAAATATTAGTTGATGGATATAGAGGGGGTAATGGTATTGATGAAGTTAGTAGGAGAATCACTGAAAGGTTCGACCAACTCCGAACATGGGAAGCCACCCGTATAGCAAGAACTGAAATACATAACTCTCAAAATTTGGGTATAATGAGCAGTTATGAGAGTATGGGTGTGGAGTATACTCAATGGGTTGCTGCTCATGATAGCCGTACCCGTAGGAGCCATTTGGATATTGATGGTGAGATTATTAGGTTTGGTGGTGTGTATAGTAATAAGTTGAAGTTTCCTGGTGATACTGGTGGTCCTATTAAGGAGTGGGTTAATTGCCGTTGCAGTAATGCTCCTTTTGTTTTACCGCCTGGGATGATGGCACCATCGTTCAGTCCTTTTAGGGAGTCTGACTTAATCCCTATTGGTAGTGGTAGGGTGCAGGAACCTACAAGGGTAAATACAATCAAGGAACCAACAGCAAAACAATTAAAAGCAAACCTAACAAAAGCAGAATTGAAACAAGTGGAATGGGCTAAAGATGTTCAAACAAGCGAACATATATCCGAGAGAGGAAAAGCAAAGGCAAGACAACAACTTGAAGAGTTATATGCAAAAGCATTGAAAAAACCGATTCCTAAAACAGAGAAAGTTCCACCACAAACAGTTGAAGCGAAACCATTACAATCTAAGGCGAAAACTGTTGAAAAACAACCAGTACAACCAAAAGTCAGTGAAGATGATAAAATTAATCGTATGACTTCAAATGAACTGTATGAGTCAATGACAAAAGCAGATAAGAAAAAATACGATAAATTCAAGAAGAAAGTTGAAACTGCTGATAGAAACATTAAGCAATTAGGTGAAAACCCAATACTCCTTGATATGAAGAAGAAAAACTTAATGGAACTCCGTAAACTCGAACAAAAACAAAGAACTAAACTGGAAAACAAAGGCAAAAAGAAACCTAAACAAAAACCAGTCAGAACAAATGAAAGAACTCTCGATAATATCCACAAAGAAATTGAAGTGCCAACAGATGAATTAATTCCACAATTAGAGAAATGGATTGACAAACGATGCAAGAACACCGCAGAGTTTGGATACCATTTTGATGTAAAAACTGGAAAATTAATTGGTGAAGAAATCAGAGGTAAAAAGGGAAGAATTACTATATCTGATACCGATAAACAAACTGGAAGTATCCATTCTCACCCAAGGAATGGAATGTCTGCACCATCAATTGAAGACCTTGAAACTTTCAGATGTAAACGAGAACAACATCACTTCATGGTATCCGAACATGAAATATGGTATGTTAAAGCAACAGACAACTTTGGTATTGGTGGAATGGGTCAGCAATTGGACTTGCAAAGTGCCCATAAAGCCTGCCGTGACAGAGCATTTGAAACTGTATCTAAATTAGTCAAAAAAGGCAAGATAGAAGCGACAGAAGAAGCTCTTGCCAAAGCATTAGACAAGTATACTGGTGATGAAATCCTTAAAACATTCAATAAACCACCATGGAATAAAACAATGACAGTCAAGAGGTATTACAGATGAATGAAGAATACGAAATCAACGAAGAGGAACTTGACCTAACAGAGAACATTATCAAAGTATTGGAGATGGTGGATGATTTCTAATTAGTCCGACTATAATATGAAGAACCATGTATATTAATAAACTATCTGATGGTACTATCAACCTAACCGCACCAGTACTAATACCAAATGCAAAGGATTGTGATTACACTAATGGAGAAACACCATTAAATCGTGAACAAGTCCAAGCATTCAAAGAATCATATGACAAGTACGGATTCGTAGACCATGAACACGGATTAACCCGTGACGGCAGGAAGATAGGCGAACCATCTCAATCAATAATACTTGATCAAGATACTACTTTTACACTTTATGACGGTACCCAAAAGACTTACCCTAATGGTACTTGGATGTTAACCACACATATTACCGATGAAGCTGCAATCGCTGAGGCAATGAAAGGTTACTACACTGGTTATAGTCCAAGCATACTATCTCGTAGTAGTGCAGACAAATACTTACAAGCATTGAAAGCCAATAAGGAATGTGCTTGTAAAAACCAAGTGTCAAGTATGGGTAATAGTCTAATAAAAGACATAACCGACCCAGTAGTATTAAGTGTAAGCCTCACACGGCAACCGTGCTTACACGAAAGTAAATTCTGTGAAGTGAATAATATGGAAGAAGAAATGTCTTTAAAATCCAAAATTCTCACTGCAATGGGAATGTCTGAAGAAGCAGAAGTCATTGCTTTAAAATCTGAAGTCACCGAATTAAAAGGTGAAATTGAAGCAATGAAAACTGACTTTGCTGAAGCATTAAAATCCATGCAGGAAGAATTCACACAAACTTTAACCGAAGCATTAAAACCAGTAGAAGTTGAGGTTGCTGAAAAATCCGAAGAAGAAGCGGAAGAAGAAGCCACTGAACCTACTGAAGAAACTGATGTCGAAGAGGTTGAAGTTGAAGAAGAAACCGAAGAAGAAGAAATCGTGGAAGAACCAGTAGCTGAAAAAGGTGAATCCAAAGCAGAACCAATCCACGATGTAATCGCAGAAAAAACTGTGAAACCAACTAACATTTACGCCATCATGGGAAGAAACCCAGATGGAACAAGAAAACACTAAAATATAAAGGTATGATACTTATGGTAAACGAACATATTTTATCCCAAATCGTAAACGAAAACGAAAGAGAAGTCTTCAAGTCAATGAGAACCGACATGGCTTCTGCAAAAGCATTATTGAACGAAGAACAATTTGCTCAATTCATGAGAGCTGCAACTATTAACCAAACCATCCTTAACGATGCATCATTCAGAAGAATGAACAGTACCAGCCAAGTAGTATCTTCTACTAAAGTAACTGGCCGTGTATTACAAAATGGTTACAAATCCGCAGGTGTAACCCAAGACAATTTAACTCCTGCAACCATTGGTTTCGGTAAAGCAGAACTCGTAGCAACCAAATTAAAAGCATTAACCAGTATTCTTGATGATGATAAAGAAGACAACATCGAAAGAGAACAATTCGAACAAACACTCTTAACTATGATGGGTGAAGCAGTTGGTATTGACTTAGAAGCAGTATCCGTATTCGGAGACACTACCTACACCAGTGGTGGAAGTGCAGACCCATTATTCAGTACTATTGACGGATGGTTAACTACTGCAACCACTACACTCAACACAACCAATAGTGACTTTGATTTAAGTAAAGGTATCGTTGACATGTTCGATGCAATGATTGCAAACATGCCAGTAGCATACAGACAAGCTAACTTAATGAAAGACCTTGTATTCTATGTTCCATTTGAAGTATATGATGCTTACAGGAACTTCTTAATTGACCGTGAAACTGGATTAGGTGACACTTCTTTATTAAATGCTCAAGAGTTATCCTACAAAGGCATTCCTGTTAAATATGCTCCAGTATTAGATGCAACTGATGGCCGTACCGTTCACGGTGCAGTACCAAGCATACTCACTGTTCCTGAATTCCTCTGGTACGGTGTCTACAAAGACTTATCTGTAGAACCTAAACGTATCGTTGAAAACGAAGAAACCGAATACTACTACAGAATCAGATGCGACGCTTCATTACAATGGAACGATGCAGTTATTGTCGCTGACTTAACCGCAGCTGAAGCAGCAGCATTATAGGGGGATTGACTCCTATGTCAATGAGTTTAAAAAGGAAAGTTAAAGAATTGGATGCAAGAGTAACCGCTTTAGAAGAAGGCAATTCTTCTGAAGTTGAAACTCCATCAGAAGAAACATCAAA